GAACAACATAAGCACGACTGCTAACACCTAAGTAGCTATAAGCGGCTTGTAGTCCATATTCGTTCAATTCGCCTGCATGAACTGGGTTACCGCTAGCATCAGTTTGGAAATAAGGTGTACCAAATGTTGTGCCTAAATCTAACTGGCTCGATAACAAGTACACTTTACCTGCATTTGCTGTTTGAGTTCCTGGAGCAATACCAGTACCTGCTGAATTAGTTTTGTTTGCTTGACTAGCAACAATGATTAAAGGTGTTGTACCTGGGGCCGATGGTGTGTAAAAACTTTCGTCTACTACCGTAACCGCTACGCCTGGTGAATTTAATGTGGCCATGTATATAATCTCCGATGAATACAAGTTCTTAATGTATTTATAGATAATTGGGCTTTTTCTGTTTGTATACGCATTTTAAAAAGGTTTGAAAAAGGCTTAAATATTCGATGAGACCTTTATGTGCATGTGGCCGCGCTCCTGTAGCAATTAACTACTATAAGGATGGAAATCCTTACTATAGACGTCAGTGCGGGCTTTGTTTAAGGGGAGTTAAAGAGCCTAGATGGAAACAAGCAGGCTATAAACTAAAAAACACTTGCGACAAATGCGGATTTCGTAGTCCACATTTGGAAGTGTTTTCAGTGTTTCATGTAGATGGCGACCTTAATAACTGCCGCCATACTAATCTTAAATCAGTTTGTTCTAACTGCGCTCGAGTCCTGCATAAAGAGGGAGTTCGTTGGCGTCAAGGGGATCTTGTACCAGATCTTTAACCTTAGTCATTAGTTCGTCAATGGTGCCATCGTTGGTTAGTACAGCATCGAACTTAGTGCCAACCCATGCAGTTTCGCTAGCGTGAATTTTAAGTAGTTCCATTCGTCTAGATGCTAGAGCCCAATTCATACATTTATCCCCAGCATTCATATCTGCGGCATCCTTATACCAATCGGGTTCAGGGCCACGTTTTACACGAATTACAATTCCGCCAGCATTTTTAATTGATTTAATTTCATTAGGAAAACGACAATCGCTAATAACGATATCATCTTTACTGTTTCGGAGTTTATTTTCTAATGAAGCGATCCAAATATCGTCATGGAAAGCCTTGCGACAAACTTCGGTGCCCCAGTATTGTAAGACCCAGCGTGGAGTAAGATTAGGCATGTTTAAGCGTTCTGCCCACCATGGATCTACTTGTTCACGCCACTCACGAGCCTGTTTAGTACGGCCCTCTAACATGGTTCGATCCCAACCAAATACTTGTGCTACTGCATCTTTCAAACTGCCAGCAAAACTTTCTCGTCTAAATCCGTGAAAGTTAGTAAGATAATCGGCAATGGTATCTTTGCCCGAACCTATAAAACCACATACACCTATAATCATAGAGCCCCCTAAGTTAGCTCTAGTATATAACAGTTTTGTTACAAGGTCAAGATATTTTTAACCAAGAATAAACCACATTGGTTTGCCGCCGGCCACTAATTCTACCAAATCTTTTTCAAGTTTTTCGTATTCCTGAGTGGCTTCTTGTTTGAGTGCGGGTCCGTTTAATTGAGTTCCGCTTTGTGGACCAACAATGTTGGCAAATTTACTACGTGCTTCACCTAGCATATACTTACAAGTTGCTAGCGTGTAGTCATAGATCCATTGTTTTGCATACATATCTTGCAATATTACAAAATCTGGTCTAAAGTTTTCAGTGTAGATTAACACTTGTTCGCCCTGTGCAAATGGACGCTGTAGTATGGTCAACATGTGTTTAGTAGGATTCCATGCAAATTCAATATAGCTACCAAAAATACGACCTAGTAATTTTTGATATCCACTGTATAATTCGTAGGTTGCAATGCCTCCCAACTGATTAGCGTTCATCAAATAGGTATTTGTATAGGCCAAGTTAAATGGTTCAAACAGACTGCCGCCTGCTCCTTGTCCAGTTCTGCTACCTACGCTACGGCGAAATACTGTACGAACGTTAATGACTTCGTTAGGCAGTATGTATTCGTTTTGATCTACAAATAATTCTAAAAACAAGTAGCTTTCTTCTACAGCATTAGAGCTACGTTGGCGAAATTTTGCCAATGCCCTGTTTAGTGCTGTTTCATAGTGTACTGGATCTAGCTCTACTTCAACCATGCCGTTGCCTAACATGTTTTTAACATAGTCAAAAACCTTGTTTCGTTCAGCTAGCGAGGATGTAAGTGCAGGGTCTTGTGGGTAAATATCGGCCATAATGGATTCTCCACTCATATTTATCTTACGATAAATATCATTATGCCACGAATATCCCTATATAAGCCCGAACGAGGGCCAGATTATAAATTCCTAGATCGTCAGATATCTGAAATGTTTACTCTTGGGGGTACAGATGTGTATCTACACAAGTATCTAGGATCTAATACCAGTACTGACAATGCTACTGCTACCCAGCCTAACTATGCTACAGACAGCATTGCTAATATTCAGGATCTACTATTGCTAGAAAATCGCGATAGAAAATATGATCCTGAAATTTACAGAATTCGTGGATGGTATAATGTACAAAATATTGATTTCAATTTGAGTCAATTTGGATTGTTTTTAGACAACGACACAATCTACATGACTGTACATATTAACGATATAATTAAATATCTAGGCCGCAAACCAGTTAGCGGAGATGTATTTGAGTTACCACACTTGCGTGATGATTTTGCATTGAACGACATTAGTGTTAGTATGCCACGCTATTATCAAATTACTGATGTAGGTCGTGCCAGTGAAGGCTTTAGTCCTACATGGTATCCGCACTTATACAGATTAAAGTGTACTAAGATTACAGACAGTCAACAATTTGCCAGTATTCTTAGTTTGCCTGCTGACGCAGACAATCCAACTGGGCCAACACTACAAGATTTACTCAGTACTCGTGCTAAAGATCTAGCAATTAATCAAGCAGTTATTAATCAAGCCGAAGCTGATGCTCCAGCTAGCGGGTATCAAACAAATCAATTTTATACACTTGCAGTTGATCCTACTACTGGTAAACCTATTTTAAAAACTGCCGACGAAACAGATATAGATGCTAGTGGCATAGATGTTACAGCCGCAGATGTGTCAGGTCAGCCTATACGCAGTGGCTATACTGGTTACTTGCTAGGAGATGGGGTTGCTCCAAACGGTTTGCCAAACTTTGGTGCCGATATACAGTTTCCTGCTACAGCAGAACAAAATGATTATTTTTTAAGAACTGATTTTATGCCAAATAGACTTTATAGATTTGATGGCTCCCGTTGGGTCAAGGTAGAAGATGCTGTTCGTATGACAATGACTAACACTGATCAACGTCAAACTCTTAAAACTAGTTTCATTAACAATACAAACACTAATGTCATTGGCGGAGACACAGTTACTGAACGTCAATCACTTAGCCAAGCACTTAAACCAAGGGCAGATCTATAATGCAATTCTTTTATGATGGTCAAATACGTAGATATTTGGTACAAATAGTACGCCTGTTTAGTAACTTTACAGTCAAGTACGGTGACGGAACTTTACATCAAATACCTGTTAGTTATGGAGATCCAGATAGACAGGCGGCCGCCATTATTAGACAGAACAGCGAGAACGCAATTCAAAGTGTTCCTCGCATTGCTGTACACATCAGTGATTTAAATTTAGATAGAAGTAGACTAGCAGATGCAACCTTTGTTGGTAAACAGCATATAAGAGAGCGTAGTACCTATACTGATCCAACGACTGGACATTTAACCTACGGCCATTCACAGGGTAAAAATTATACAGTTGAACGTATAATGCCTACACCTTTTAAACTGACTGTAAAAGTAGACATATGGTCTAGCAGTACTGAACAAAAATTACAAATACTTGAACAACTTTTAGTATTTTTTAATCCTAGTTTAGAATTACAAACTACTGACAACTACATTGACTGGACAAGTTTAAGCGTTTTAGATCTGCAACAAGTTCAATGGAGTAGTAGAAGTGTTCCAGTAGGGACACAAGATCCAATTGATCTTGCTACACTAACATTAGAAGCTCCTATATGGATTAGTCCGCCAACTAAAGTTAAAAATCTTGGCGTCATTACCAATATTATTACCAGCATATATGGCAGTATTGGAGATCCTACCGGCAATTATATTCAAGGTCTGGGCACCGAAGGTTTACCAAGCACCGACGGAACTGTTAATGGACCAAACTTTAGCGATTTGTTAAGCACACAGTATACAACTAATAGTGGAAATTTTGGTATTTTATTACTAAACAGTCAGGCTAACATTCTAAATCCTGGCAGTAATGTCAGTGCTCCTAATACCAGTACTGACATACCTGTAAATTATAGTGTACCTGTTAATTGGTCAGATTTCTTAGCCAGCTGTAATGGAACTTATGTTGCAGGTTCAAGTAAAATTTATTTTACACAACCGTCTGGCGCTGAAGTTAGTGGAACATTTACAATAAATCCATTAGACAATACCTCAATCAGTATAAGTTTAGATACTTCAACTTATCCAAGTAATACTATTTTGTCACCAAGTTCAGGAAATAACAGAGCAAGCGGATCTAGTGCTGGCACATTTGATGCCATTATCGATCCTATGACTGTTTACCCTGGTAACGGAATGACTAATTTAGTTGCTGGCGACCGCTTTTTAATTATAGAAGATATTGGCGCAGTAGGAGAAACTACCCTAGCATGGGGCAGTTTCATAGCTAAAGCCAATGACATAATAGAATGGAACGGTACATCATGGACTATTGTCTTTGATGCTACTCAGGGTTCCGACACCTTGCTCTATCAAACGAATATATATAGTGGAGTACAATATAAATGGAACGGCGTAAGCTGGGTCAAATCGTTTGAAGGTGAATATAGAGCAGGATTATGGAGAATAGCGTTATAAAAGAAAAAATCATCTGTAGTGGCGCATTAATTTACGCTAAAAATACTCACAGATTTTTACTTTTACAAAAGTCCAGAGGCAAACACGAAGGGACGTGGGGCTTAGTAGGCGGCACTACTATAGAAGGCGAAAATCCTTGGCAAGGTCTTCAACGAGAAATCGTAGAGGAAATAGGCCATATGCCTGATATCAAAAAAACAATACCTTTAGAAACGTTTGTTAGTAACGACAGCATTTTTAATTTCCACACTTACCTATGCGTAGTTGAAACTGAATTTGTTCCTACGTTAAGTAATGAACATTGTGGATGGGCTTGGGCAATTATGGACCAAGTACCAAAACCACTACATCAAGGTTTAAGAAACAGTCTTAGTAATCGAGCTGTGCGTACTAAACTTCAAACTGTCTTTGATGTAGTGGATTTTATTTAATTATTGACCGTTTGGATTTTGAGCTGTAGTAACTGAACCATCAGCAACACGACCTGCAATAACTTCAACATACTTGTTATGTGAAAGTGGAACTGAGCGAATATTGTGTCCAGCGGCTTGTCTTGCTAAGTGAGTTAGTGCCCAACTGCAATCGGGTGCATGGCCTTCCAAATCTCCTGCGATTTCATCGACGTGCTTGTGACAAATAGCACACACGTGGCTATCATTGTTCCAATCGTCAACTGTAGTACGCATTCTTGGATAATGCTCGTGTTTGTCTGTATTAGTATCATCGAACCATAAATCTGGCATAGTAATCTCCTTAAGGATAACTTTTAACTATGTATTTATTCCAAAAGTATTGTTAGCTCTGGATAAAACTGCTAATTAGTGTATAGCGAGGGATTTTATGAGAAATATGCAAAAAATAGCTGTCGTGGGTGGCGGTACAGCAGGGCTTGTAGCGGCATTAATGCTAAAAACAAAGTTCCCGCATCTTCAACTTGACGTAATTAGATCTGAAAAAATTGGAATTATTGGCGTTGGAGAAGGTAGTACTGAGCATTGGAGCAGTTTTGCCAATTTTATAGGTGTTAAACCTGAAGATTTTGTACGCGAATGTGACGCTACTTTTAAATCAGGCATTATGTTTACCAATTGGTCGAGCAATGGCGATTATTTGCAAAGTGTAGGAGCAGGATATAATCAACTACATCAGAATTATTTGTATTTGTATGCTCACATGATAGCCACTGGAGCAAGTCCTAAAGAACTAGTATTTTCACATTGCTGGGATAGCCTAGTTAATATATGGTTTATAGGGCAAGAAGAAAAAAGTCCGTCTTCACAATATCACTTCGATACTCACAAACTTAATAATTATCTAACAAAATTGTCCATTGAAAGAGGTGTAAGTATCTATGACGATGAAATTGTCGATGTACGAACTGACGGATTTGAACAAATTACCGGATTGACCGGCGAAAAACAAACTTACGATTACGATTTTTATATAGATTCAACAGGATTTAAAAAACTTCTAATAGGTAAATTAGGAGCAACCTGGCGTAGTCATAGCAAATATTTAAAAATGAAATCTGCTATAACATTTCCTTTAGAATATAAAGATGATTTTATTCCTATGTGGACTAAGGCACATGCTATGAACGCTGGTTGGATGTTTACTATTCCAGTTTATAGTCGTACAGGTAATGGTTATATCTTTGATAGCGATTTTATAACTGCGGAAGAAGCAAAAGCAGAAGTAGAAGCATTACTAGGGCATGAAATTACTATAGGTAAACAAATAGATTTTGATCCCGGCGCTTTAGATCGTCCGTGGATTGGCAATTGTTGTGCTATTGGTCTCAGTGCAAGTTTCATCGAGCCATTAGAGGCAAGTAGTATCGGAACCAGTATCAATCAAGCATTTTTATTGTGTGAAAAACTAATAAATTATTCACCTAGTAGTATTAAGAAATACAACGAAACTATGACAACTATCATAGATAACATAAGAGATTTTATTGTACTACATTATATTACAGATAGAAGAGATACTCCATTTTGGCAAGCACTATCTGAAGGAGAAATACCAGATAGTCTAGCAGAGCAGTTGGATCGATTCCGCACTAAATTGCCAACACCAGATGATTTTTATGGTACACAATACTTGCTGTTCAATGCTGTGCATCACTTGTTAGTAATGCATGGTCTTGGATTGTTTGATGTAAATGCTATTAGAAACGAATATATAGCTACAATATCAGAAGATAAGCGTAAGGAAGCGGCATTTGTAATTAATCAAGGAAACACTTTGCCCTGCCAGGTAATTCCGCATAGAACAATGCTAGACGTTATCCGAAATATTCAAAATCAAAATTAATATGCAAAGATTTTTCGCTTTTGGTTGTAGCTTTACCAGATACACATGGCCTACCTGGGCTGATTTACTAGGAGAAGAATGTAATTCTTCTAACAATTGGGGTCATGCAGGTCTTGGAAATCGTGCTATAGCAGAACGTGTAGCAGAAGCTCATGCTAAATTTAATTTTACCAAAGACGACATAGTTATAGTACAGTGGACAAGCCATCTAAGACATGACTGGATGAATACTCGTCGTCCCAATCCCGATTGTAGTAACTGGCATACTAAGGGTAGTATCTATCAAAAGAATAATCAGGAATTATTTGGTAGAAAATGGATGGATATATTTTGGGATGAAAAAGCCTACTATATTAACACACTAAATCATATATTACTCACACAAGGTCTATTAGATAGCATTGGTTGTAATTGGTTTATGACCAGCATGAGTGATATGACAAAACTCAGCATGGAAGTAAGTGCTAGAACTGTAGATGGAGAATTACCTTCGCCAGATTGCGACCTTCAGGATGTATGGATGATAAGTCCAGATTTATTGCCGTATAAAACTAAAATATGGGACGAAAGACCGGACAAATGGATCGTGCCTTTAATGCATATCTGCAATGATACACTCGAAGAACACTACTGGTTTGATTATAATAACGATGGAAGTGAAAAAGGTTACAATGTTTATGAAGGCAGATGGATGGAACCGCATCCTAGTGTTAATCAACATGCTTTGTGGGTGCTGGCTTTTAAGAAATTTATAGGACAACCTGTTGAACTTACATCAGCACAGCAGGATATTGTCGATCAATTTAATTTAATAAAGACTGAAACTAGTTATTACAAAGAATTTGAAGCTAGAGCACATCAAACTAAATGGTGGATGACTAATCGTTATCGAGGATTTTAACACCTTTGCACCAAGGTAAAAACTTGTGAGCTATTTCCAAATGCCCGTCTAACGTATAATGTTCGTTGTCGGGCATTAGCATTTGTGAAATATCAAATCCGATTTCTTTCAAATAAGTTTCTGCTGATTTTTCTACCTTAACAGTAGACGTTAATTCACCGTAGACATTAATATTCTCAGGGATATACACACGATCATTAACACGCCATAGGTACATTTTAATGCCGCGCTCTTGACATAACCGATCCATCAAGAATAATGTACGGCAGTATTCTCTATGTTGCAAGTGTGTCATTAACTCACTCCATAGTTTTACAGCCATATAAGGATCTTTTTGCAAATTAGGACGCCATTTTTTAGGCACATGTTTTAGTGTTTCGTAATCTGAACCGGATACTTTTTGCGGATAAAATTCGTGATCGCGAATAATGCCTTCTTTATCTGCCATATCTTCTGGTATGTCCGACATTCTTGTTATTAATTCATCTTTACTATGTACTTGTGTAAAGTAATCTAAAGGAACATCTTCTGTAAAATCTCTAATGGCAGATCCACTTAGCATAAATCTATTCCAATGTAAGGACTGTACAAACACTTCATCGATATCTAGGTGTTCATCTAAACAGATTTTAAGCCAGTCAGGATAACGTTGTATTGTAGCACCCGACATAGCATATATTATACTTGGTTTATTGTTTAAATTAGCATAAATTTCTGCATAGTTATTACGTTCCCATACATGAGGGAAAGAAAGATACATGACTGTTTCAGTCCAGTAGCCTTGACTATGACTATCGCCTAAAAATAAGGTCTTACCCATTATTCGTTCCAAGGTAACGCTTGAGCAAAATCCCAAAGCGTATCAAATACAGCTACTTTTGCCTTGATATCTCTGTAGGCATACTTGTTTAGGTCTTGCTCGGTGGTTAATCCGTGGCCAGTGCGTACTAATACAGGTTGTGCGCCTATTTTCATAGCGGCTTTTAGGTCACTCATTTTATCACCAACGTAGGCACCACCTTTAAATTTAACACCCTGTTCTTTTTCAGCACGTTTGAACATGCCAACATTGGGTTTAGCAAATATATCAGACTTCATATTAGTTGTGCTGTAGTAAATAGCATCGATGCTAGGGCATCCTGCTTCCCCTAGTAACTGAAGCATATGATTGTTGACAGCATCTACATCGTCTGGAGTCATAATTCCTTTACTAATACCTGGTTGATTAGTAAGGATAACAATATTATACCCTTTGGCTCGAATTTGTGCTACTGCTTCCAAACTCTTAGGTATAGGTACAAAAGCATTGGGATGAGCAATATCTCCGTTATCTTCGTTTATTGTACCATTACGATCAAGGCCGATTGTTATCTGGAATTGGGACATAGCCGTTATTCATACCTTCTAACAAAATAATATCAATGGCCGATTGATGAGGTAAACTACGCAGTACCCTCACATGTTCATTACGTTCAAATAATCTAGTTAAAAACTCTACTCTTGCAGGATGAACATGTGTCATAGATTTAAACACTGGGTAACCTAACTGTACTAGCCATAGGAACCAGTTAACTGGGCTAAAAATAGTATGATCTGTTAATCCTGGAGGAGTTAATCTTTTAAAAGATAATTCCGGATCTACCATTAATGACATGTAATGTTGTTGCATGCCGGATTCTTTCTGTGTTTCTTTTACGTATTGCCAAAATGGTTCCGTACGTTGTGTTTTACTATAGTGCATGTTGACAAAATCAATGCCGTCTTCAAAATATTTGGTCATCTGGGCGTTGAAAAAATCAATAGCTACATCGTCATAGTAGCCAAATTTAATCTTTTCTGTTAATCGCTTAATAGCCACTTGTATTAAAAATAAACCTGTGCTTTCTAAAGGTTCTATAAAACCGGCACTCAACCCAATACTTACTACGTTAGCTTGCCACATGTTGCTGGTATAGTTAGGAGTCCAGTCAATTACTCTAAGTTTATCTTTGTCAATTCGCCCTTGCCAGTAATTAACTAAAAAATCTTTAGCTGTTTCTATGTCTGTAATGTCTTTGTTAAAAACTAAACCAGTACCAAATCTAGTTCTAGTAGGAATTTGCCATATCCAACCGTGATCAACTGCTTCGCTAATAACATAGGGACGCATTTCTTTGTCTTTATCTATGTATTGAACATGACCTGCTATAGCCGTATTACAAAATAGTCTTCCGGTAATGTCAACTTTCTTAGGAGTTTTTAATATACTTGCAAATCCTGTGCAGTCTACGTACAAATCAGCCGAATGTTCTTCGCCATTGTTTAATACTAGATTAGTAATGAGGTTTCCATCTCTTTTGATATCAACTACTGCTGATTTAATCCAGTTAATTCTACCATCTAATTTACGTTGAATAAAATTTACCATCTTTGAACAATCTACATGATAACCAAAACGTTTATCATGCGCTTGCATGTCTACTTTATTGAGTATAGATGATTTATATCCAGTAGTTCCGTATTCTTTAAAAGATAAATGTTGTGTTTGTGCCCAGACATCCCAACTACAGCAGTCTGGATATTCCACATTGGTATAAAAAGGATGCCATATTTCGTGCTCAGGAGTAACCCAACCTGGGAACATGATACCTGTTTTAATTGTAGCATCTAGTTCGTAAAACCATTCTGCGGTAGGAAAACCACACTCTAACATAAATCCATCAAAGTTAAGAATAGTAGCTTCACCTACTCCTACTGGATTGCCTACTTCTTTATCTATAACTGTAATATCAGCATTGGGTATGTTGTTAGACATGTATGCGGCAGTTAGCCAACCTGAACTTCCACCTCCAACTATAATAATTTTCATATAAAAAACACCTGATTAATTCTGTAATTGCCGTTGACAAACATACCAGGTTTAATATATGCGGTATGATATTGTAATTGCGGATATAAAACAAATCTATTAAATTTCATTTCTACAAGATCTAACATTTCCCAGTCGGCTTCGCTGTCTGTGACATAATGATCCATTAGAATTTTACCTTCAACGTCCATAGTATCTACATTGCCATAATGCTTGCCGCCAAATGTATAAAAACTTGTACCGCCAGCACACTCATCATCTGTATTAAGATATATTAAACCAGCATAAAAATCAGGATAAGGATTATCACAGTGTGGAACTCGCGGAGGTAAATTATCAGAAGTCATCACATTACATAAAAATGTTGCGTTTAAAAATGACTTTTGAAAGTAAGCGGGTGGCATTTTTTTGTATACCTCAGGCAATGCTCGACGAAATACATCTTCGAATACATCTCCAAAGTGATCAAACAAATAAAATGCATTGATACGGCCGCTATCTGGACCTACTGGCAAATTGCTGGCAATGCGCTCGTTTACACTGGGCGGAATAGAGATGGCTAAATCTCTAACCATCATAGGATTCTTATAAAAATTGTCAATTACAACAACTTTAGATTTTCCAGGGCCTATTACTCGTACTTCTAATTCTAAATTTTCATTGACTGCAAATACCTCTGCTTCGTTTATGAATTTTTTAAGCATTACCATTTTTAACCTCTATCAAATATCCGTATTCTGGCAAATACAAATATTCCATCAAACTGTTAGCAAGTGTACGTACTGCATCATCTAGTGTTTCAACTAGCGGTTCTCCGCCAAGATTAAAACTTGTGTTGAATAAAATAGGCATTCCAGATACTTTATAGAATTCATTAATTAAATCATAATAATGCTGATTTTGTTCACGTGTAACAGTTTGTATACGGCATGTGCCATCTACGTGAATAATACTTGGAATCTTTTCTGCAACACCTGGTTGGCAATTCATAGCATACATCATGTGTGGAGTTTCTGTTTTTCCACGCATGTCGAACCATTCAGCCGCATGTTCTGCTAGAATACTACCAGCAAATGGACGGAAATACTCACGACGTTTAACCATGTTAACAAAATCTTTACCATCTTCAAATGTTGGATCAAATAAAATACTACGATTTCCTAAAGCACGTGGTCCGCTTTCGCTACGACCTTGGAACATAGTTACAATGTTCTTTTCACGTAACAACTTAACTACATCTGTATGACTAGCTTTTGTAATTGTAGCGTTATATTTTTCTACTGTTTTGTTAATTTCTTCGTCACTATAACAGTATGCTGGACCTAAATATAAACTATCTGCATAAGGACGAACTGTATCATCTTCTGTAATTTTATGATGTACCAACAAAGCCGCGCCAATACAAGTGCCTGCATCGTTACTAATAGGTTCTACATAAAAATTAATACCTAGTTCGTTTAATTTAGTTAGATAAAAATAATTAGCGACACAATTTAATCCGTAGCCACCTGAAAATACAACATTTTTAATTCCAGTATCATCGACTGCTTTTAAAATTACTTGTAATGCTTCTTCTTGACTTTGAGTTTGAATAGCATAGGCCATATCTCTACGATTTTGTAAGGTAGTAATATCTTCTGTAGCTACTAGTACATCATAATCAGTATCTAACTCAGCATATCTACCAGCGTTTACTTGTGCGCCGTTTGGATATGTAGGAATAATTAAATTACGATCAGTTGTGCGCCACTTGCCGCCATTACCATCGCTATAGATTGGAGGAATTTTACTATTAGGTTCTCCGTATGGAAATAATCCCATAGTCTTACCTGCTTCGATAGGACTCCAGCCGCAGTATTGTGTTACTGCTTCATATGCTTTAGTAATGCCCGCCGTATCATCAATGGCTAGTTCATGTGTACCTTCTTCGCCAAATTGTGAAGAATCCATGTTGGGGATCAATGCACCACTCCAAGGACCGCGACCGCCTTGATGTTTGTAGATAGTTTTAAAATTTACAGGGTAACGGCAAGTGAAAATACTTTCTAATTCCCAAGTCATTTCCATGTTGCCGTCAAAATTCATAGGAATAAAAGTGCCGGCGCCGTCGATAACTACACTAACTGCATTGTCAAAACCTGAGCGATAAAATGCACAAGCCGCATGTAATTTATGATGCATACTGCTTAGATCAATAACTTGTGGATGTTCACGAGTGTCAACATTGCGTTCAATGAGACCTAGCTTACGTGCAAGTCCTGTATAAACATCGTCGCCTGTAAAATCTACCTTACCAGCAGTTTCCTGCAATGGTTGTGTGTGCGCTATAACAAGATAGTCTAAACGATCTGTATAATCTAAGATCTTAACCATAGACGCAAATGGGCCGCCATCATATTTTTTACGGCTTAGACGTTCTTCTTCAATAGCAAATACAATTTCGCCATCTTTTAATAGACAAACGCCACCGTTATGTCCTCGAGTAATTGCGGCAATCCATAAACTCATTGTTTATTTTCCTTGTAATTTAAGTGAACCGCCTGTTGTAGAAAACGTAGGCTTAGTAGCTTCCGCTGGAGGTTCTGTTGATTGTTCTGGTGTACAGCATACACCAGTATCTTGTGGAGGAACAAATTTTCCTTTGAATCTTACTGATTTACCAAGACGTTTTCTGACCAGTTGTAGTACTTGTTGTATTTGAAATTTATCCATTTCCATTACTTCGTCATTGGCTCGAGCAATTTCTTCTTCCATTGTTAAACGGATAGGATCGTATACACGAGTTTTTTCGCCTAGATCTATAATGTCAAAATCTTTATCGTTAGGATAAGAAATATTAATAGGAAAAGTAGATCCGCAGACAACTGTAGCCGTCTTGCCTAATGCTTTAACAATGTGTTGACCCACACTATCGACGCCTAGGAAATGATCAGCAACATCAATAACTGCCGCCCACGTACGAATGTCTGGAATTTGCGGAGTTGCAATAGGAAATTTACCAGAATCATTTTCTTCTAATGCTACAGGAAACTCGCTCATGAGTATTACTGCATATTCTTTCTTTAATTCATTAATAATTTCAATGGCATTGTTAAGATGTAGACTACGACTGCTAGGATCGATAACCATTTCACCCTGTCGTTGTATACCTCGTCCAAAAGGTTGTATTACAATCGCTTTATCAAAGCCAGTTTTTGCTTTTACTTCTTGAACAATATTATAACCATTGGTCATTTCGACCTTATTCAAACGTAGTGTTGGTTTAGGTAATTCTCTAATGCCTTTATTGTTAATGGCGATATCAAATGCTTGTGTTAAACTACATTTTTGATTATAATACTCCCAAACTCTGTAAGGTTCAGGTGTAAAAATATCTCTATGTTTAAGGTGTTGTTCAAATAGCCCCTTGTGCCAATTATCATACACACGTTTATGTAACGTTGGATGGCCTTTGAACATATCTGTTCCGCCTTCACAGACTATAATGAAGTCTTTTTGAGTTTCTTCTAATTTTTCAAAGGCTGGAATTGAACAAATAACGCGGCCGGCTCCGCCATTAATAAAGTACGCTTGTGGTCTAGACAATTTAATCTCCTATAGTACTATTATAACACCGCTTGTATAAAATAGCAAGATATTTATAGCAGTTGTAGAGGAGCTCAAAAATTATTCTGGATCTGTAAAATAATGGTGTTTAAATCGCTTATCAAAATAATAATGGGGTCTAGCACCAAAAGGCAAAGGTAGATCTTTACTAAATGGCACGCCTGCTTTACAAGGTTCTAGCATGATGTTTGTTAATTTTTGAATATAGTTACGACTATCCAAAAATTCTTTGGCAATTTTAGTTGCATGATTCCAAAATTCAGTGTCGTGATTGCTGCCACCGTGATAAAAGAAACAGATAAGTTCACGTGCTAGGTTAGCTTGCCTTATTGCCGTTTCATTTGTTAGTGGTTCAGGGTACGGTATTCCTGCTAAGTCTGCTTTAATCTGTCGTTCATACATTAAATTCAATGCGACATACATCCACATGGATGTAGCACTCATGGGTTCAAAGAATCCAAACGAATTACCATTTTTAAATATTCTTCCATCAGCTGGTTTGTTGGAATAGTAACTTTTAAATGAATATTCTATATTATCTAACTCGTCTATTGGTACGTTTATAATTTTACTAAAATTTTCTTTAGCTTCTTCTTTAGTAGTAATTGTATCATTATACAAGTACCCGTAACTTTGTCTTGATTGCAGAGGAATTTCAAACATCCAACCGTGTTTAGTTGCAACGTGTCCGGTATAATTCCAATTACCTGGTATCATTTTATTATGTACTAGTCCGTGATTTACAGGCATATCGCAGATTGTATAATCAGTATAATCTTTTGGAAACCCTCTACAATCAATAATATAGTCAAACAAGTATTCTATACCATCTACTATAACTTCTGCTTTTTGTTGAGCATCTGACGTTATTACATTTTGTAAACTTTCTACAGTTCCTTCTAACACTTTAAATTTTTCTGGCCATAGTTTAGCGAATCTGTCAAATGCAAAGTCTCTTAGTTTATGCGTATTAAAATGTATTGCACATCTACCAGCAATTAGTGGACTATCAACATAGTCACTTTTCCATTGTTGATATCTAGTAGCAAATTTATAAGTTGCATCTAGCTCTGCCATGTCGTCTAACATGCTAAAATCTAATCCGTTTTCTATGGTTTCCATAAAACTAGGATTAGTACTTTCTCCAATACCGATAGGATCAATTTTAGGATCGTGTATAGCTACAATATCCCAATCGTTTCCTAATATATTAATAAAATGCGATAGGCTTAATATTCCTGCACTACCTACACCTATAACTCCTAGACATTTTTTCATTACATATCCTTATAACCATCTAATGGTTCGTTGTCATGAGGTCGACCGTCTGGTGTCAGCCATGGTTGATTCCAATTAAATTTTCCAGCTATCGATACACGAGCAGTTGTTGTTCTGTTAGGAGTGATTTCATGCATTAAATGCCCAGGCCATATTAGTAGTTTATGACGTTGCGGTTTAATAAAATGAAATTTAGTACTTTTAATTTGACTTGGATGCATGAATTTTAATGGAGCTTCACTGTCGTCCATATAAAATGTATAACTAAAGGGAGTTTCCCAATGATCATGAAACGTAGTATAGCCATGTTGTCTAAAAATATTAACCCACATACGTTGTACAACTAGTGTGTCAATTGGATCTGTTACATTTTTTAATTTTCTATAGTATTCATTGCCTGCTTGTTCGATCAAAGTTGTTAGGGTTACAAAATGTTCATTAAATGTGTGTACACTAGGCATGTGAAAATATGAACTAAACGATACCACATCGTCTGCAATATTCTTGTTAATTGTTGCTATAACCTCCTGTAGGCCTTGACGAGTCGTATCGTCAATATCTAAAATAGTTTCTCCTATAAAACAAGGAAAAGGATTTGTCATGGTAATGTTCATGAAGATATTTATAGGCTATCTTCATTAGCCAAAAAAAAACAGTACCGAAGTACTGTTTTTTTGAATAGTCAATTTTAGCCGCCTGGAGCACTTGTACCGCCAGTGTACATAACACCCGGATTAGCATCACCTTTTGGAGCAACCTTAGGCTCCATTGGGAACATATGAGCCGCTACTGGAGGACTAAATGCCGCTAGAGCATGTGGTAAATCACGTAGTAACTGGCGATATTCTAACCAAGGTTGTTTAGCACTATCTGGCATATCTGGTGCTACTTTATTATCGCAATCTGCTAGCATACGATCACGTAAAGTACGAATGTTGCCCCATGTTAGATTAAAATTCCAACCTTCTAGTTCAAAATCTTTTAACGGGATATTAAAATGGTGTGTGGTAAAATCATATGTGATGTTGTATTCATCATAGATATCACGCGGGCAGTAGGCTGTTGGCTCATACAAACTTTGATATCCTGGAGGAGCTTGATATTGAACTACCCATTGACGATTAAATCTAAAATCAACTTCATCTCTGTCACCTCTATCATTAGCGATTTCACACAATAACGCATTTTGGTCGCTTGCAGTTGCGTCTACTAAAATTCTAACACAGTCCATAGCAAGCGGACGCTCATGTTCTCTGTCACTTAATAAACACCAGCCAGCTTCTCGGCCTGTATTAACGTCGATTTGAAAAGCATGCCAGCGCGGACCATGATATCTCCATTGTGCTGTCAATCCTTTTGTGAACGTATTTCCTCTCCACTCGTCAGGAACTGCGTAAGTAAACGTAATATCTACTTCTTCGTTTCCTGGTTGAATTGGTTGTGATAAGTCTGCCATTTAATTAATCTCCGCTTTATTTATTACATATAAGTTATTCTTACTACGCCGCTGCCACCTTGGCCGCTGCCACCTGCGCATTGTTTTGCATGATTACCGCAATACGATCCGCGTCCACTCATCCCACCGCCTGCTGGCCAATTAGTATAGCATCCGCAAGCACACCAGTTTTCTGATGAACTAACTGCTTGTACTAGTCCAATTATTGGAGCTGATCCGGTCCAGCCTGATTGGTGCATACAGTGACATGCACCGTTTCCTGTATTAGCACCCATTCCGCCAGCCATACCTGTTTGTGCTCCCCACCATGCACACCCACCGCCAGCTGTACAGTTAGCACATCCATATGCTGTTGAATACAAGCCCCATGCATCGCCGTCACACATTATTCCGCCACATCCGCCATATACACAGAAATTACTTAGATTACATCCGTTTACATAACTAACGCATCCACCTGGTGCTCCGCAAGTATGAGACTGGTTGCATGGCCATGCTCCTCCTGCGCACACTGTATAGGTCCAGCCTGGACATACGCAAATAGACTGAACAGCGTAACTGCCGCCGGCGCCTCCAGTAGAGAACATACAGTAGTTACAGCAAATTGCTCCAGCGCCGCCGCCGCCAGCACCCCAAATTTCAAATGTTACATAACTGACATTAGAGGGTACTGTCCACAAACAGCAACATCCGTTGGCTTGTTCACAGCAACCGCCAGCATTAGCACAATTTTGACAGCACATGCCGCGATAATTAAAAATCCATTGAACACCAAATCCTGCACCTGCACCTGCTTGAATAGCGTTGCTGGTAACAGCACCGCTTGGCAGATTGTCTGCAATAATTTTTTTATAACTTGCGTAACTTGCCATTTTTTATCCTTATGCGTAGGTTATTCTAACAATGCCACTGCCGCCTTGGCCAATACCACCCGCACATTGTTTTGCGTGGTTTCCGCAGTAAGAACTTGACCCAGTTACGCCGCCGCCAGCTGGCCAGTTAACGAAACATCCGCAATTACACCAAGATTCTGTAGTACTTGTAATATCCATTTTACCAATAAAAGGTGCCGCGCCAGTCACGTTACCGTCAGCTCCCGAACAGTGACATCCACCGTGACCCATATGGAATCCGCCAGATCCCATAATTCCAAAATCTGAACCAAAAAATCCACAAATGTTACAGTTTGCGCAACCGCTATCCAT